CGGGGCTAGAAAACCCGGTATAACAGTATTTCAGTTTCCAACCGGTCACATTCCGGTCACCAAACAACAAAAAAGACCTCATCCCAATTACGGAATGAGGTCTTTTCAATGATTCAATTGTCATCGCCAAGCTACTCTCTGTCCAAACCGGGCAGAGAGCTATTTTGCTAATATTTGATTTTGCCGGTGCCTTGCCATTCTTATCCTGTGCAACGATGTAGCCGTACTTGCCATCAGAGCGTGGTTGTCTCAGCCAAACCCGCTTCGGGCCTTGCAAGACAGCGTCAAAGCTGACTACATCTCCGGCTTTCAGCTTGGCGATGCTCCCGGCAGTGATCTTAGGCGACTTATGGAGGTGGAGTGCTTTTTTCAGTGTAAAAGTACCGCCCTTCTTTACCCATTTGCTGGTTGGCTTGGACTTCTTAGGCGCTGGCTTAGCTGCCACATTATGGAGATCAACCACGGCCACGTTGCCATCCACATTCAAGCCCTTCCAGTTGTTCGTGAACTGCCAAATAGCCACGCCATCCAGAGCTGGAAAATAGCCAAAGTTAGCTGCTGAAACTGGGTCCGCCGTCGGGTATGACGCAACCCAAAGGCAAGTCCCAAACTTAGAAATGACCCGCTTGGTGTCGATTGCTGACCGCATCAACGCCGCCCCTGCATAGAGGCCCGGGCGATAGCCAGCGTCCTTCAGTGCCCGCATGAAGGCCAAAATAGCCGCCGTATTGGCTGATCTAGCCCCATCAACCCGATTGGCAGATGATGGCTCCCAGTCAAGCCAGAGCATCCGTTTCTTGCTAATGTTAGTTTTTTCACCCACGTTAAGAAGTACTTGGCTTCCTTTTTGGCCTGTGATACCGAACTGCCAAAGTTGGCAAAGTGATAGGCATGCGTATAAAGGTGGTTAGCCCGTGCGCTGGTTACCTGTGCTTGTGCTTTAGGATTAAAGTAACCAGTTCCCTCAGTCAGCTTAACGATAGCAAAGCTAGCGCCTGCCTTATGGTAGCTTGCCAAGTCTGTAGGCTGGTAAACAGCAACATCAACGCCGTAAGTTCTAGCCATTATTCTTCACCTCCACGGGTGCATCATCCATAACCATCTTAGAGCCAGAAACAGGGGCTTCAACGGCTTTTGGCGCTTCCTTGGTTGTCTCCCCATGGTTGAAGTCTGCGGCTGCCCAAGCGGCTTGAATAGCCCCGTAAACCGTTGATTTGGTAATCCCAGTGATTCCTTTTCGCTGAAGCTGTTCGGTAATGACCTCAGCGGCGAACTCACGCTTTTGGTCACCTGCCATACCACTAAATTCAGCCTCATTGACCGCCCAAACGGCCAGCTTGCCAATGGTGTCAAAGGCTTTCCCAGCCGCCGTCTTAGTGTCAATCTTGGCCTTATAGTGTAAGTAAACACTTGCGATCACGGCCAGGGCAATCGTCCCTAATGCGAAAACAATGTCAAACCAATCTTTAGCTGTCATTATCGTCATCCTTTCTAACGATGTTTATAGTTGCCGCCATAGCACTGACTACGAACATCGTTTAATTCGTCCTGAAGATCTTCAACTCTCTGCTGAAGGTCTTCAATTTTTGTCTTTTTTCTCCAACTCCCCAGTCAGCCGTGCATTTTCCTCATTTAGGCGGTCGAACTGGTCTTGTTTTTCTTCCTTGGCATTCTTGGCAATACTAAGTCTGTAGCTTGCCACGTACATTATTATTGTTGGAATCAGGGGCAGTGCCTTAAGAATAATCTCTCTCCAATTAATCGGAACCACCCTTCCTAATAATCATCATCGTCTTTTCCGGGGCTAATCTTTGCCATGTAAAGAGTAATGAAAAGCAATGCAAGCTCGGTAAAGCCGGATGTAAGCATGTTTGGAACACCGGCCGGAGCAAACAGCCCGTGCATGAACTCAGTCGCACTTAATAGAGCGTAATAGGCACTAGCGGTTGAAATCAGAAACCGATTTAAGCTGTTTGAGTGCTTTTCGTCCATTGCCCAACCGATCATGCCTAGGCCAACACAGAGGCCAATAAAGCCGACCACGCTGTCGTTTTCAATAGCGGTGATCCATGCCGGATGTGGCGGCCAGAAGAAATAGCGGTGATGTGTCAGCAACGTTACGCCGATGATTGCCAAGTTTGATCCGATAATGAGGTGCAGCACGTTCTGCTTGGCCTCACTAATCAGCTTGTTCAGACTCTTTCTTTTCATCGCCATCACCTTCAGCTTTCTTCAGCTTGTCCTCCAAATCGTAGACTGTAGCCATGAGCTTGATGTTTTCGCCGCTCAATTCGTTGACCTTGGCTAACAGCGCCCGAATCATCGAATCTTGTGAAACTCCCTTATCCATCTTTCGGCCTCCTACTTGCTTGCCTGAAGCCATGCGATCATCTTTTTCTTGCATGCTTCAACCTTGGCGTTGTAAGTCAGTTCTTCAAAAGTTACGCCTTCACCCAAGTCTTCCTTGGTCAATTTCACGTAAGAGTTAAGTGATTCCCCCGGTTTCTTGGTTACGGCCTTCAACCGCACCAGTCATAGACAAGATGCCGCCCTTTTCATCACGTTGGTAAGAGTCATTTGCAATGTAAACGATCATTTTAGTTCTCCTTTTTAGATAAAAAATAGGTCTTCCGGCCTTGTAGATTAATGATTACGATGTTTTTCCGCCCTGGTGGGGGTCTGGTTTCGCTCATGTTTGTCCCTAGTTCTATTTAGTCAGTGCCTTGATCTGCTTTTTAAGGCTTGCCACCTGGTCTTTAAGCGACTTGATTACCGGGAGCAGGGCAACGGCCAAACGGTCGTAGTTGATCCCTTCAACTTCTCCCTCTGCCCCGTAGTTGACAAGCATGTCAAGGCCAGCGGCGTCAAGATCATCGGCAATTAGCCCGTAGTAGTAGCCCGGTTTCTTGTTATTTTCCGGATCCTCTTCATAGTGCTTCTTTTCGGCCTTATCGATCCACTTCTGCGGTGTAAGCTCAATCAGCTTGTTTCCGTAGTCATTATCTGCATCTTGGATGTCAGTCTTGTACTTGCGGGCTGAAGAGCTGCGGATAAGTGCACCATCGGGGGCAACAAAACGTTGGCCCCAGCGGATGTGGTCTTAAGATAGGTCGGATATGAGTGCACATAGTCAGCGTCCAGAGCAATCCGGCCGAAGGATTTAAAATTAATCCAGTCATAGCCGATAATGTTCGTATTACGTGAAGACACAATAATATTATTACCCCGAGTATAAGTCCCTTGGCCACTTTGATTCATGTATGCCCCTGGGTGGTCATAATACCAGTCACTCCCAACCGAAATATAAGGCTTTTCCGGCAGCCCGTTTATGTCGTCCCACGTCGGCCCACCAGCTAGAATTAACGGTGCTTTAGTGAAGAACAGTGCCGCTTTTGTCATGTCGTCAGAAAGGCTGATGCCTGAGCCAGAAACGCTGTTTGCATTGAAAAGCGAGCCTAAGAAGGTTTCGCCATTATAAGAGTTTGTCCCAATAACCACGCCCTCACGGCCTTTAACAAATAAACCGTTTTTGACGACCCAAAAAGATTCTTGTCCGGGCCGATGATTCCGTAAGCCTGCGCAGTCAGCGTGCTGTTAGCGCCAAAATTAAGCCACGTTGGCAATGTAGAAAATTGAAGCAATCCGTTTTGAGCTACCAAGCCTTCCCCCGTTGTTGTTCAAAACTCTAAGTGTACTGTCTTGAATATGAACGCCGTTGCTGTTTGATGTGGTGTAATTGTGTAGCCCGTCTTTGTTTAACCAGAGATGCTGGGTGTCGCTCTCTTGAAGGTGGAAGCCGTTGCCGTCAATCCAAAGCTTGGTGTTATTCCCCATGTCAAGGTAGAAGGATTTGGTGTCAATGCTAATGTTGAACCCACCGTCCGTTGAATGTAGGTTGCCCTTCGTGAACTCTACTACCCCGTTGTCAAGGTTAATGTTCAAGTTCTGCCCGGAAATACTACCGGAGCTGATTGAATTTGCCGTCAGCCCGATGACATAGATATCGTCGAAATTCAACTTCCCGCCGGAGATCCGGTCGGCGCGCATCGTGCCTGCTTTGATGTAGTCAGCACTCAATGTGAAGCCCGGAGCAACATTTACATTACCGTCCAGGGTAATCTTAGACCCAGTGATTGAAACGCCCTCTGTAGACTGATTAATGGCCGTGATGACATTTGATTTAAGGTTGTCTGAGTTGATGTGGGTTGCCCAACCAGACCAAGAGCCCGTCCATTCTTCCGTATAAACGGTACTTCCGTTGTCCTTCCAAATCCGATGATAGACACGATCCCCGCTGTCTGAGGTGATTACTCGGAGGAATGCCCAAGCCGTGACCGGAGAGTTGGTCAATGCGCCCTTCAGCAGGTAGTAGCCGGCCGTTGTCATGTTGTGCAGGTCAACAGCCGATGTAATCACTGTAGCCTGCTTGGAAGCCGTGATAGCCGATGTAATCTTGCCCGGCATGGCGTTAACGGTGGAAACAAGCCCGGACTTGGAATCCCCAACCGTTGCTTTTAGCTCTTTGGCGGTTTGCTGGACGCTGGAGATATTTTCCTCAGCATTGCCTACCCGTGATGTCAGCCCACCCGCCGTCTGCTGGAGAGTTGAGATGTTACCCTTTGCGTCCTTCATGTCGCTGGTTAGCTGAGATGCGGTTTGCTGGAGGGAGGAAATGTCACCGTTAGACGGTTGCCATGGAGTTGCTGTATCGCCGTATTCGAACTGCGGTCTTGCCAATTGAAGCAATTCATTAGTGGTTGTCCCACGAACAATGCTTGGGCAAGCATAACCATTTGTGGGGGCTGTGACGGTAAATGAATATCTAGTCCATGTTGGCGTGTAATGCAGCACTTGCCCACTGCCTATCATTGAACTTGACTTATTGTTCTGATTTCCCGGAACATCATATATATTGCAGAAGAACCAAGCCGTATGATTGCTGGTGTCGCCCGACTTGGCATCAATAGAGTAGGTGTACTTTTTCCCCCCTTCAACAAAACATATTGGTTCAAACCATTCCATTTGTGAGTGCTGTTCTGAACAATCTGGCATTTATTGATTCCGTCATTGTAGAAATCGCCTTTATCCCACGCCCATAAGTTTTCCCAAAGTGATGGGTCATTAATCTCTCTGGTATTGGATAACAGATTGCGTCCACCATTGCTAAGCGTACTGGTTAGACTGTCCGCTCTCTGCTGGAGTGTGCTGATCTGATTGTTTGCATTCGTGATGCTGGACGTAAGTGAGTCCGCCCTGGACTTCAGAGTAGAGATGTCATGATTGGCGTTAGTGAGGTCAGTGCGCACTTCGTCTGCGGTATGTTTGACGCTGGAAATATTGCTTTTGTTGTCGCTCACTTGGGCTTGGATTCTGTCGGCAGTTTGCTTGATTTGGGAAATGGACGAATCAGTATCTTCTGGAGCTGGAGACCAATCGGTGGCTAAGCTGCCACGCTTGATATAAACACACTTAGCGCTAAGCGTGCCGCCTGCTGGAACATTGTCAGTTCTGATTTGGAGCTGGATTGTATTGTTTGCAACATCGTTTGCACTCAGTGTTTTGATTATTCGAATTTCTCTCGTTTGTCCAGCTGGTAACCATTTAGCAATGTCATAGCTACCATTTACACCAAACGTCCATCCCTTAACGTCACCATTGCCCTGGAATAAAATCATTTGTCCGCTGGTTATGCCTGCGTTTTTGAGCGTTATCCCCAGCGTGATCTGATCGCCTTCTTTTAAGTCGCCAAGGTAGAATATTCCCAATTGCAAGCAATAGTTAGTTTATTGTTGAAGTCAGTCAGATTTGACCAATCGCTTGAAGTACCACGCACATAGTTTCTATCCCCAGAATGCAAATTGCTTACCGTGCTAGTCAAACCATTAGCCGTTTGCTGTAACTGTGAAATGTGTCCTTCCGCATTGCCTACCCGTGACGTAAGCCCACTTGCTGTCTGCTTTAAGCTGGATATATCGCCCTGTGCATTTGCAACACTGGACTGCAACCCTTTAGCGGTCTGTTGCAAACTACTTACATTGCCCTCTGCATTGCTTACACGAGTAGTGATGCCGGACATGGTTTGCTGGATAGAGCTTACGTCTGTACCAGTCGCAACCCGCTCCCACGCTGTCCAACCTTTGTCATAATTAGAGCGCTCATAGGCAATATTATCTGCATCTCTCTTGACCCGTTGAACAACTCTCGTGTGATCTGCCGTTGCGTCAACCGTTGCCATAAAGTAAGCGGAGACTGGAGCGTTCTTAACAGAGAAGTCTTTAATTAAATAAGTCCCGGCTGTAGTTAGATTGTTCATGTCAACGCCATTGGTCAGTACTTGAGCACTGGCCTTGTCGTTGATAGCCTGTTGCCATTTAGCGGGCATTTGTCCAACCGTACTGGTTAAACTATCAGCCGTCTGTTTAACAGTACTGATGTTGTTCTTATTGTCAGTGATCTGCGTTTGCAAACTACTTGCGGTTGCTTTCACGCTAGCAACATCACCCTTTGTGTTAGCTAGATCTGCACGGATTGTATCGGCTGTTTGGGTGATCTTAGAAATTGCTTGGTCGGTGTCCTCTGGGGCGGGTGTCCAGTCGGTAGCCATCGTGCCTTTTTTGACGAAAGCATATCTAAAACTAAGCTTGCCACCCGCTGGAACGTTATCTGTTCTGATATTTATAGTATATGTGCTGTTTCCGTCAAGCATTCCCGCAGTAATTGGAATTGTGTAAGTCAAAGCTTTCTCAGTGCCGTTTGACACAAAGTCAGTTACATTGCCACCTGGGCTAATAGCACCGTAGTCTCTATTCCATAAGGAGACATCACCGAATTGCTGAAAAAACATCGTCCCGCTGGTTACACCATCGTTTTTTATAATGACGCCAAACGTGACTGTATCACCAGCCTTGAGTGTATCTATGGAGTAATCAACCAAATTGTATCCATAGTTTGTAAGGCTATTAAAGCCCTGGAAGGCAACCCAATCTTTGGAAGACGCATTGCCTCGGGCAAGGTTTCTATCGCCCACACGGATATTACTTACCGTAGTGCTGATTTCTTCGGCCGTACGCTTGACCTCAGCAATGGCGTTGCTGTTGAACTCAATCTTACTGTTGGCTGTGCTCAAGCTACCACTAAGCTGGCCGGTCTGTCTCTGAAATTCTGAGGTAGCCATTGCCAGTCTATTCCCAGTGTCAGCCAGGCTGGTCTTAGTCGCTGACAAATCGCTGTCCACTGCGGATAAGCTGCTCTTGATGCTGGCCAAATCATTATTAACTTTGCTAGTAGTCGCTATTAGACTGGCCCTAGTATCCGCCAAAGAGCCTCTCATGGAGTCTGCATCGGCATGCAAACTTTTAACCTCCGCATGGAGATTATCGGCCGTGTTGCGCAAATCCGCCAAAGAAGCATTCTGTTCGGCCTGAAGAGATGTCAGCCGCTGGTCTGTCTCACTGATTGCAGTCTTAGCAGATTCCCATTGGCTTTCTGCCGCGCTTGAGAGCTCGTTCTTGACCCGGGTTAAGTCTTCATCGGTTTTCTTGCCCATGGCTTGAAGCTCTGCCTTAACTTCACCGTCAAGAGGTGTTCTAGTCCATGAAAGCTTGCCGTCCTCTTCCTGGTAGATCCAACTTCAACGTTATTGCCGTTTTGTTTATACCAAACGTCACCCTTCTTAGGATTCTTTGGCTGTCCTTGATAGCTTGGAGGGTAGACATTGTTCCCGCTTGCCGTGTGCCGGGCCTGGAGGGCTTCAATCATGTTTTTGATTGACCCTGCCGAACCCGTGTAGGCATACCCACCAGCGGTTGAACTGGATTGGGTTGCTGAAATCGTTGATTCCAAGCCCCCATTAAATGACATCGTGTACTGGTTGACCGGAACGTTAAACTTATTTCCCTGCGTGTCAGTCAGCGTTACCCAGTCCCCAGCTTCCAAGTTTGGGTTACCAAACCAGTTAAGGGTGTAAGGGTAGTACGTAATATCCTTAATCCCAGTCCAAACCGTGGTTAACAGATCACTGGTCATAGAATCGTTAGTCAGTTCGATTTGGCTGCCCGTTGTTTCCCCAGCTTGAAGCGTGGTTGTGTCGTCAACCTCTTGGCCGGAATCATCGGTCTTTTTGGTGTTGACCGTTACCTTGATCCCGCCTGTCTTGTAAGCAACCTCGTTCTTGGTCAGGCCGCCTTGCTGGTATTCACCAGGCGTAATTGTGTAATCGGGTGTAGCGGCCGTTCTAATTGTTAATTGGCCGTTACGGTCAAATGCTGCAAAACCCGCGTAAAATTGAGCAATCCAGCCTAAAGCGGTTCTTAACGTTTGGCCGGTAATCGCACTATCAAGATTAGGCAGGCTAGGGAGGTGAGTTAAATCTGTTTGGTTAACAGTTACCCCGCCTTGATTAGCAATTTCTGCAACCACATCTAGCATTGTGGCCGGGTATTTCAAAGTAGAAGTGTAAGCCCGTTCTAGCTTAACCATTTGGTCCAGCGCCTTAATGGTGGTCAAATTGTTGTTTCTATCGCGGTTAACTTCAGAAATGATGAACACGCCTAAAGGCGTATATTCAAATTTTCCATTAACCTTGATACCAATTTTAGGCTTAACCACTTGACCGGCCGTAAATGCTTCAATGACGCTTGAGAACTCCGCTGAAATGGAATTTTCATAATTTGACCCAATTCCCAGACTATCACCAGTGAAGGCCCCAGCATCATAACTCAAAGAATTAACACTAGTCGCCTGGTAGTCTGTACCATCAACATTAATGACAATATCCAGCGTTCTTTCGCTGGCTTGCCAGGCTTGTTTAACTGTATCACTTTGTTCTAACACTTAGTCACCCCTCTTACTGCTCGACTAAATCAAAACTCAAATTTTGCCAAACATAACCATCTAAGGCATCGGACCAAATTAAAGAAGGCACTGTTCGGTCCCCTACATAAAAGGTCTTGGTGGTTAATCCTCCAATTTCTGGATCTAGATACTCAACTTTGAAGAACTCTGATTTAACCGCGCTTAGAATGGCCTTGGCATCACTTAGAGATAAAGCCCCCCACTTAATAGTTAGCTTGCGTTTAGTGGTTAGCCGGTCACGGTGTAATAGCCCATGCGCATCACGTGATGCTTTAGCGTCAATGTCTTGGATAGCCACATCAAAGGACTGCGGGGCCTTAACCCGTGTCCCAGAAATTGTTAAATGATAGTCCATTAATGGTTCTCACCTCTTAAATTCTTAACATATTTTTTCCGTTGGCCTGGTTGACTTGGTTAATACCTTTAATTGCGGCCTCGCCCAACTTGGTTGAATCGACTTGGATAGTCACGTTAATTGGCTGATTATTGCCGGCTGGTTGACTGCCCATATTGGCCATTTGCAAGCCCTGAACAATCGCGTTAACAATGCTTGACGTGAAGTCATTATTTGCCTTAGTACCGCTATTAACCGTGCCAGCGAATGAAATCTGATTTTCAAGCCCTCTAGGCATTTGAACGCCATTTCTGAAGTTCTCGCCCATGAATGACATTGATTTTTGAATCAGTTCAAGCGCTCTAATCTTGTCAGTCAGTGGAATAACCATTTCTGGCTTGTTTCCTTCACCTACAAGATAGTAACCTTCCTTGTTGATTAAACCACCGTTTTCAAAACCAAAACCTTTAGAAAAGATCTTGGACAAGCTGGCCATAGACTTGCTAAAGGCGTCCCAATTTCCACTGCTTGAGCTAGAAGAAGATGAAGACTTTTTCTTTTCTTTTTACCAAATCGCTTCAAGAAGTCTGACGCCCAACCAAACAATTTCTTGTCCATGATTGACTTTAAGCCATCAAACAATTTCACAGAAATTGACGCCGTTTCTGAATTCGATCCAACAAATTTAGAAATGATGTATTCCACCAGCTTTGAAGGGTGGGTAATGTCTTTTAAAATATCTTCGAACGTATCCATAACCCCGCCGGCAAAATCACCGATTGAGCTAGCAATGCTATTAAGCCCGCTAAAGTCAAAATTGAAATCAAAGTCACCAATACCGCCGGCATAGTGTGGAGTATCTCCCAGCAATGATTTGGTTTGAGCTGCTGGCATAACTTTAGTGCCGGCCGGTAAATCCATTAGCAAGTTTCTAACCGCTGGAAATAGCCCGGTTTGGCCGTTTGGCAATTGGAACGCTTCTCTGTAGGTGTCGCCTTCCTGGTCGTTAACTAATGCTAAACCGCCAGGGTGTCCACCAGTACCATTTGCATAATGGTATGACCAGTCAAAGGACCAGTTAAAGCCAGATTGACCAACCTTACCAAGTGCCCAGTTGATACCTTGACCAACTTTTTGAATTACCGTTTGAATTGGCTTGATGATCTTATTTGCAAGCTTGCCAACGGTTGAGGTTACGGCATTCCAGCCTCCACTAATCGCCTTGGCAATCTTGCCACCCAATGAACCAGCACTCTTAACTAATGAGCTAAAGGCCTTGCTTAATGTGTTTTTTACACTGTTCCACTTCTTAGACCATGAGGAAGAAAAGCCCGGCCACCACTTGGCCAAGCTGGTTGTAAAGTGGTTCCAGGTCTTGCCTGATTGCGTCTTTAAGTGTTCCCAGACACCGTTTTTACCGGTTACGTGTGTTTTAACGTTGTTCCAGTACTTCTTCCAGTCGGGGCTAAATTTACCCCACCATTTAGACAATGAACTGGTGAATTCCGTCCAGGTCTTGCCGGCTTGAGTTTTAAGGTGTGTCCAGACACCGTTTTTACCAACTACACCATCTTTAATGCTCGACCAGTGCTTACTCCAGCTTTTGCTAAAGGATTTCTTGAAGTCTCCCCAGCCTTTGGCAACGTCGGCCCACTTTTTGCCGAACCACTTTCCTAAACCGCCGAAGTATTTGGTGATATTACCCCAAATGCCATTGCACCATGCTCTAAATGGTTTGTTGGTTGCGTAAAGGGTCGCGAAAATAGCCACCAGCGCGGCAATAGCTGCAATCACCGCGCCTATTGGATTAGCCGCCATAACCACCCAAAGGGCTTTTAAGCCAGTCCCTAACAGTTGAACAAATCCAATTAATTTAGACCAGCCTAATTTAATTAAGTCGCCCATGTAACCGGCTAACAATTTGACATTAGACCAGCCCAATTTTGCCAATTCTGCCAGCTTGCCAACGCCAGCTTTTAAACCGTCCCAGGCCAAACCTGCAATAGTCTTGAGGTAACCACCAGCGGCTTTTATCTTTTCCCAGCCTAAACCGGCAATAGTTTTAAGATAACCACCGCCAACTTTTACCTTGTCCCAGCCAATACCCGCAATAGTCTTGAGGTATCCACCAGCTGTCGTGATCTTGCCCCAGGAAATAGAGACTAGATCTTTGGAGTAAGAATAAATGGTTTTAAGGTTCGTCCCAATCTCCTTGATCTTGGTAATACCAATACCATCTATCAGGTCTTTAAACACTGTTTTCTTGGTCCAAAGCTCTTTGGCAATGCCTAGCAAGGATCCAAACTTCGATGTAGCACTCTCGATTGCACTAACTGACACTTTAAACGTAAACCAAGTAATTAGGACCTTAGCAACGCTTGTAATGAGTTTCTGGTGCTTGCTTGCCCAGCTTGATAAGCCATTCAAGGCATTAGTAAGAAGTTTCAAACCTTCAATAACCGCTTTACCGGTCCATTTAGCTATTGGCTTTAAGAACGATTCCCAGGCCCATTTGAAGGCCGGCTTAGCCGCATCAATGACGGTATGCACCAACTTCAAAGCGGCTGCCAGCGCTTTAATAAAGTTTGGCGCTAATTGCGTGATCGTCCATTTTGACAAAGGCAAAAGAACGTTCTTGTAACCCCATTCAATACCGCTCCAAATGTCCTTATTAATTGATCTTACGGCTTTTAAGAGAACATCAATAGACTTTAAAAGTGGGCCGAAGTCGATGCTCTTAGCCCATTTGGCGGTTGCTGATGACATCTTGCCAAGCGCTGACAAGTCGTCATTTATGATATTAAGAACATCTTTAAAAATCTTTGTGCCAGTATCGCCAGACTTCCAGGCTTTATCAAATTGGCCCGCAAGATTGCCAACGGTCTTATTAAGGTTAGTTGCTATAGAAATTAAATGTGAAAAATCGAAACGCCCACACCAGAATTAAAAGCACGTCTAAACGAATTGCCAATGTCATTACATAGCTTTAGAACCTTGTTTAAGGCATTGAAATAAGATTGAATAAGCTTAGTTCCGGCCCCGTTATCAGTCCATGCCTTTCTAAACGCTCTAGCAATGTCACCGACAATGTTAAGCATTGTCTGCAATAGCTTTAGTAAGTTTCGAACTGTTGTTTCGCCAGTACCATTAGTCCAAACAGATTTAAAGGACCGGCCCACGGCTTCCACGGCCTTTTTTGAGTTGCTCCCAGGCGTATTTTGCTGCCTTAATGGTCTTGGCGCCTTCCTTATCCCAGGCGTCTTGCATTGGCTTAAACAATTCGCCTAAAAGCTTTTTAAGGTCCTTAGCCGCCTTAAAAGCTCCGCCGTCCTCGTTAATTGGCTTGCTGAAGTCTAACAGATTGGTCCCAGTACCACCCGAACCAGCCCCAGTATCGCCCGTATCGCTGCCAACACTAGGCACCGTCTGTGTAGGCTGTGGAGTAAATGTCTTTTTGGCTTGCTTGTCATAACCGCCATCATCGATAGAATTGTCCTTGTCTAGAACGTTAATCTCATCAAACCCCATTAAGGAATTCTTGAGATCTTCCGCGGCCTTTTTTTGCTTTTCGTAAGATTCCTTGGCCCTGTTATTAGCTTTTTCGATCTTTTTGTTTTCTTGCTGTACAGCCAAACGCCCGGCTTTATTGGCTGCTTGAATTTTGCGTTTGACTCTCTAACGGCCTTAGCCTGTTCTTCTTGCTGTTTCTTAACCGCTGAAGTAGCCGACTTGGAGGCGCTGGAAGTGTCTTTCATTGCCTGGATTTGGTTATACAAGCCTTTAGCGCCGGCCTGGTTAGCTTCAGTTAACGCCGCAACAAAATTAGCAATCCACGCCGTAGCCTGGCTTAAAGCTGACATCAAGGCATTTAAGGCCGGTAAAACCGTCTTATAAATAGGATAAAAGGCGGTTAATAGGTTAACCTGAATTTGGTTAAGTGATGCCGAGAATTGCGTATTAGCCTTTAAAGCGCTAAAGAACGCTGACCCCAGGGCCATAATCGCCTTGTTTAAAAGCTGGTAAACAAGAATCTGCATTGCCAGCATTCTCCCAATCGAAACAAGGTTAAGCCCGGACCTGTAGCCCCGGTTAAAGCCATTGCGCGCACGGTTGCCGGCCTGTTCTGCACTATTGCCGAACAGGCTGAAATGACTTCTTAATCCGCTTAGCATGTTTCTAAGGCTAGCGAATCTGGATCCTAGCCCGGCATTCTTGCGCCCGGCCTTGTCTGCCGCTTCGCCGTTTTCATTCAAAGACAAGTCAAGGTTATCAATAACTTTCTTATAGGCCTCTGCCTTGTCTTCGGTGTAGGCGTACTGCTCACCCAACTTGTCCTGTTTGACAATCAACCGCTCTAAGGCGTCATTCTGTCGGTCGTAAGCTTGCTGGAATTTCGCAATCTGGTTAGGATCATAAGTGTATTCCATCTTTTCTTTAAGACTGGCCATTAACTGCTTTTGGTTGTTAATAGCCGCTTCGTTGCGGTCCATAGCCCCGGCTATTTGTTCAAGGCTGGCAGGAATCTTATTAAATTCCTCTCGCATATTTTGCGCTAAACTTTTGGCCTGGTTTAAATAGCGCGTCATCTTAACCCGTTGCTGGTCAATTTGTGCATCAAGTTTTGGTAAACTTTCCGGGTCCGTCTTAATAACGTCCGTCCGCATACTCATTAACTTCTGTAGTTTTGCCTGTTCTCGCCGGGCTTGTTCCATTTTTGGTTAATGGTGTCCACTTGCTTGAGAACATCACGGGTGGCCTTGTTTAAGTCGCTGGTATCAACTTCAGGCGCTTTAATCTTGGTATCTTCTACCTTTTTAGCCGACTGCTTTAACTTGTCAAAAGTGTGGTCAAAATTGTTATTTGCTAGCTTGCTTTTTAACGTTTGAAATGCTTCGGAAATACGACTAAAAGCGCCGTGTTCTGAATTGACCGCGTCATTTACTTGGCTAGCTTCATTTCTTTTCGCATTAACGATGTCATTAGAATCTTGCTTAACCTTTTGCGCGTTTTGGTTGCTGGCATTGGCCATTTGGTTAAGCGAATTCTGAACATTGCTAGAAATTTGGCCAAAATCGTTTTGAAAAAGGTTGGCCAATTCTTGTGTCTTTTGAATGACGTCTGAATAATTGGCCTTGAATAATACCTCTAATTGCTCTAACTCCACGCTATCTAACCTCCTTTCTTTTATTGATTTTGTCTAGACCGTTTAATCATTTCTGCTTGTTGCATTAAAATTAGCTGGTCTTTCTTCCATTCTGGCATTTCCTCCGCCTGGTCTTGACCCTGGTTAACAAATGGATATGCTTCTTCCACTTTGGGCATTTTGGCCGGGTCATTAAAGGCATACGCAATCAAACTAGCCAATTGGTGGTCCATATACGCCCTGGCCGTGAGCTGCTCTTTTTCGCGTTGAACATTTGCTTCAGTTTGAACCATGACTTCATCAAAGGTTAAGTCCCAGAATTCCGCGGCTGAAATACCACTTTCTACTGCTTTAGGATAAATCGCCCAAAGTAATTCGCTAACAGTGGAGTAACTTATTCCTCGTTGTCCACCAGGCTGAGGCTGGTTTGTGCCAATTCTGTAGCGGTCTTCGAATCGTCCTTCTGCTTGCCGAAAAACCAGATTGAGCGAGCAAATCATTAACCGCGGTATAAAGGTCCGTGGTGGTGCCGCCGTTGTCAATATAATCTTCAAATGCGTTAATGATGTCTTCATCGCTAACCCCGTGGACCTTGTTTGAGCCTTGTAAAACCACCAAAATTTCATTAATTGGTGGGAATTGAACTTGGCCTTCAGGTCCAATAAACAGCGTCAAAATTGACTTTTTCAAGCGCTTTTCGACTTGCAAAATTGCCCGGCCGTCCAACTTGCATTCGAGCGTTAACTTACCCAACTTAATCTCTTTAGTGCCCTTAACCATGTAAGAATCTCCTTTTTTACTCAAAATTTATAACTAAAAGGCGCTAGGGAATCGAACCCTAACGCCTTATTTATCATGCTTTAAATTATTAATTGCCTACCGTGGTTGCTGGCGTGAAGTTAGGACCATCGCTAACAGTAATAGTGATGGTAAAGCCAACGGCCGCGTTGGTTGACAGTGAATCCATAGCCAAAGTTGCCCGGCCCTCAAATTCCGCCGTCATACCGTCTGGATAGGTAACCTTAAACTTGTAGGTTACGTTGTTATCGCAAATTGCTTGCGCCTTTTTGAAGTTGTCTCCCTTGTAAACACATTGGAATGCAAGTGATGAACTTTGCTTAATACCTGGAATCTGCTTTTGCCGGGTGTCTGCCAAAGTGGTTACATCGATAGTTTGAGGAGTACCCCCAACGGCTGGAATGGTCTTAACTTCCGTGATGTCAGTCCATGACGTGCCATCCTTTGAATATGATAACTTAGTGCCGGTACCGGCCAAACCTTCGCTAGCATCTACCGCCGCAAATTGTTGCAACTTAAAATCTTGCATGTTGTAATATCCTTCCTATTTCTGGTAAACGTGTTTCATTTTGTTGTCTACCACGCCATAAAACGTAATAGCCACGCGAGAAACGCCGTTTAAATCTTGGTCAACTGCCGAATAGGTAAAGCCCATTTGGCTAAATGTATCAATGATTTTATCTTCGAGTTCTTGAGGTGATCCTTCACAAAATAAATCAACCGTAAAGGACCAACTGGTTAATAGTTCTTCTTGGTCCGCGTTCCGTTGAACCGTAACATGTGAAGTTGAATAAACCGCTAGCGGGTATGTAGTTAATTCTTCAGGATACCGAGGGTAAATGTTACCTTCCAATTCTGGAATGCTATCAAGCGTTTGATAAATTAGCGTTTTAACATCAAAGATTTTCACTTAGTGCCTCCTTGATCCTCTTTGAAATAATTTCGTCCGCATCACGTCCGGCCTTTTTCGATTGCTGGTGTCAAGAATTGGCGGGCTGGTTGCCCGTTGGTCCGATAGAACTCTTTATCATGGATCTTGATTTTCTGCATACCATAGATAGCGGTTAAATCAAGATCCACTTTATCAACTGGTATAAACCAGGTTGTTTGTCTATAGGTCAATGTTACGTTTGGTGGGGTGATTTTTGGCGACTTTTCGCCATTTCGCCCAGTCCCAAATTCACGATAAACTGCAATAGGATCATTAGACCATAACCGCCCGACAATTTCGCCGGTTGACTTTAACTTAACTTCAATCCGCAAGGATCTAGTAAGTTCACCAGTAGAATACTTAATGGACTTTTGAAGTTCTTCAACCGCGTAGGCTTCCGCCTGGTCCATTACGTCTTCTTCGCCGTCGTGGATTGCCTCTTCCGTGACACCAGGCAACTTTTTCAGCTTTTCCCGAAGTCGGTCGAGACCTTTAATCTCAAAAGAGAATTGCATCACTTATTCCTTCGCTTTAAAGAAATGTTCTTGTGCATTGTAAACTCTTGGATTGCTACGATCTCATAGTCGGGATCAGCTTCTGGCCCAACATCAACGCAGAGCCCATCGCCTCATTTTTCGCCAATTTCAGCAAGTTGCCTTGGTACTTACCTGACAGCATGTAATTCAAGCTCTCACCGTAAATTTGAGCGTTAATGCTGCCCCCAGCCGGCTGAAGGTTGATAAGCAGCGGAACAGCTTTAGACCAGCCCTTTAATGCATATCCTTGTTTGTCTTTGCCAGATTGCTTGCGTCTTAAATAAACCAGACGTAAATTTTATTTACCAGTCTCAAAACGGCACCACCTTTGCGAGTCGATAGCGCTTTAAGCCTTGCTTGATCTCAGTAGGAATGCCAACTTCAAAGTCAGCTTTGATCCCACCTTCTGTTCTGGAACTTTCCCCTTCTGCCCCCTGACGATTAAAAGCAATTACTGTTAATTGTTTAACGTACATTGCCATATTGCCGATTAATGCAGTTCGATTAGTGTAGTCAAGGACCTTAGCCAGTGATTCATCATACAACTCCCCGACTAATTCGGCATCGTCAGTGTTCAGTCGTTTTAGTAGCTTTGCGACTGCCTTCTCTTTTATTTCGTCCATTACTACATCTCCTCTAATTAGCCTAATACAGTAGCCTGGAATACTTCATCTACTGCTGCAAAGCTTGGCAGGAAAGTAGCAGAAGCCATTTCCCAGGTACCCACAGGATCTTGAGTTGATTCATAAATCTTAGTAAAGACTTGGTTGTCTTGAGAAATCTTAGCACCAGAGGCAATCAAGTGACTTTCGTCTGGAGTAGGGCCGTAAAGCTTTTCACCGAGCAAGTCATCATTCATCAATACAATAGAGTTTTCTGGGAAGTAGCGCTTCACGTTGTACTTACCCTT